GGTTGTTTAATTTATTGTTCCTCCAACCATCGCCACTAGTTCTTGATACCCTGCCTCTAGATTCTGTAGGTTCTGGAGTATAAATAACTTTGCTATTGCTTTTTAGTTTAGAGTTGCAGATCTTTGCATCTGCTTTCATTCTCTCAATTGGTGTCATTTTATTTCTTTCTCTTTGCTTTTTTTATAAATTCTTCCCATCCCTCACCTCTTAACCATTCTGGTTTAAGATAAACTCTTGGCAAGATTTCTTCTAAACAACATGACACAAGTAAATACATAGCTTGCATAGTCATTGCTGCATTACTTACTTCAAGTGATTCAAGAGTAGAATGTTCATCTTCTAATACTTGTTTTATATACATAAAATAATCTTCAACAGATGCTTGAATTTGTTCTGTGTATTCTTCAGAAAATCTTACTGGTTCATTTTTAAGATAGTTATCTACTTCTTGATGTATAAAATTTTTTGTTTCCTCTGTTAAGCTCATAGTTTTGTTACTCCCAAAGTGTCCGACCATATAATATAAGCCCTGCTTATTTATAATTAGTAAGCATTAAATAAAAAAAGACGCACCTGAAAAGGTGCGCCAAGGTGACGAGGAGAGTTTGAGCAGTAATAGGCGTGACTACATCCTCGGAGAACTGAGTTCATATTAGAATGGTATGGTATCATTTGGCAACCCTTTGCCTTCAGATACTTTTAAACTGATAAACATTTTATCACTGTCTTTAGCTTTTTTTCTCCATCCAGCTATGCGTAAGTTGTCATGATCATCGAGGGGGCCAGAATAATCTGGTGCTTTATCATTACCTTTCTTATCATTCTCAAATAGTATTCCCATCTTCTGATAAACTTCGATAGTTTTTCTGCCATCTTTAGTTGTATTTTGTACGCATATAATTTTGTGATCTTTAGAATTAATATCTACATTACCTTGCAAGATCATGGTTTGCGTTGGGAATGGTGGAAAGGCTGCGCCTGAGTTAGTGTTGTCGTATTCTTCTGCCATTGTTGGCCTCCTTATAAAAGCAGATCCTGTCGCGGATCATTAGGTGCAAATTTAATATCGATTAGTTGGTAGTCTCTGCCTCCTGTCTTTGATTTAAAAATCTTGGACGATGGTTTTAAAGCTTGGAGTTCCTGTTGTGAGAGAGTCATAGTTTTGTCTCCATAAATGAGCCTCAGGCCTGCCGCTTTGATCGCGGCCTGATGCTCATAGGTGCGGATGGAAAGATATTCACCCTTCCAAAGCTTGGTTACTTTCTTAGTAAGCATTACCAATTACCTTCAGGTTCACTGGATCTCTTAGCATCTTGAGCATACTTATTACCATCCATCTTACCTAAGAAGATGTTAGCGTCACAGCCGATATGCGATAATGCTTTAGTTAACCCATCTGTTATTGCCATCTTGGGTGCATCTTCAGCAAGGCGACCCTTCGAAGAGTCAAAGAACTTTCGGCAGCCAGTGAAGGGGCCGAACGCATTTGCTTGTGAGCCATGCCAAACAGTAACGTGTGCTAGTACAGCCATGTCTCCGTTGCTTATAGAGACTGTCTCTGTTGTGTTGTGCCAACCCCAACCCTCACCGACTGCTCCAAACTGTTCAGTCATTTTTCTGATCTGATACTGAGGATCAATAGCTGTGAATGATCGAGAGCCGAATGATACAGGCTTGATGTATTCAGGATCTGTTTCTGCTAGTGCATCCCATATTTTTAAATTACTCATTAGTGTTCTCCTTATTATGTTTGACGTAAAATTTGCAGAGTTCAATAACTACTGAAGCATCTCCCATTCTGCGCTTACGTTTAGTTTGAAGTTCTTTCTTTATTGTTTTAAACATTGTGACTACATCATCTGATGTTATTGCAAATATGATTTTATTCTTTGGCATTATTAGTAATCACTATTCTTAGTGAGCCTCGCTTGTCTCTTCTGACTGACAGTTGATCACAATAAACTTCACGTTCACTGGGCAAGACCATAGCTTTGAGATCTTTCTTTGCATTCTCAAATACTCGGCTATGCTGATAACCTTGTATATATGTAACTGCCGCATCGACGAATTGATTATCTTGTGCTGCATCTCTCATCACCATATCATCTACTTGAATATTATCTTGATTAATTATTGGTACGTTTACATCTTGCGGTGNCTTATCAGCCTCAACGTATGACCAGAAGTCAGACACAACAGCCCACATACTATTGAAGTANTCGTTATCNCATCTAATGTGACGACCTTCCCACTTACTNTTACCAAATATTACAGACAGATAAGCACTGTGTGTATCAGCAAGCTTTGCATATAGCTGTATCTGTGGCATATACCGTTCGATAATATCATCCATAGAATTAAATGCATTAGTGTGCTTGGCTTCAACAGGTATAAAACCATAAGCCGCATCGATAGTTCCTTTGGCTGGTATACTACCAATCTGTTGTTCGATTTCCCATTGATGTTTTTGAAGTACACATTGATATTGCTTTTCAAACCATTGAAGATTGAAGTCTTCAGTGAATGTACCTAGTTGCACTGCAATATTATCTGACAAATCTTCTGACTCTCTGCGTCCAGTTTTGATTTCCCATAGTTCAAGCCACTCACCTCGCATAATTTTTACGCAATCTGAGCCGCCAATAAATCCTTTGCGTTCCATTTAGTTCTCCTTTTTCTTTTACTCTATTGCACATAAGCAACAGGTTCAAGTATATTTTTTAAAGTCTTCTTCAGTTAGTCCGTGGTCTTTGATGAGTGCTTCTTTGTTCTTACCTTTGAGCCAGTTCTCACCAACAGTTTCACCTTGTTTAATTCTTTCAGCATGAATAGCTTCACTGTCTATAAAATATCCTTTGCGTAAGACTTCACGCTGTAGTGTTGGCGATTGTGCAACGCGACCTACGTTTGCCTCCCATATAGCAGCATCAACTGCTTTCTGTAGTTTCGTTACCATTACTTTCCTCCATTAGTTGTTGAAATATTTCGCCACTCATTATGACTAGCGTTTGCGGAGTTCCTGTCCGTCTTTTGTAGAAGGCAATGTCTCTGCCTTCGAGGACTGTGAANGGGCTAGGGAAGTTAGANTTATCTCTGTACTTTACTTCTCCCACCAGTTCGTGTCCTTTGAGTTCGAGCTTGATGTCTCCCGAATACTCTCCTCCCAAGCTGCCCGAGAGGGGTTGCCTTTTCGCTTTAATACCTTGTTCTTTAAGCCAGTTGACGAACCACTTTTCGTGGTAAGTTCCCTTGTTTTTGTTGCGGTTTGCCATTTGTTTTCCTCATAACAATGCATACAAATGAACCAACACTTTTCATTCGTTGCTTCATGATTGCGTTTAAGTATAGCTACAAAGTAGTCAGTCTTGTTCTCGCACGACAGACAGATTATTCTTTTGCTTTTTTTTCGTGACATCTATCTGGTATCCCAATGCATCAAGCCAACAGATTAACATAAAACCTGATGGTATTCTCTTGTGGCATTCCCATTTGTGTATCAGTGAAGAGGTGCAGCCTATTTTATTAGCTAACAATTCTTGGCTTAAACCTACTTCTGATCGAGCGATTACTAATTCTTTGATTAGTTTCTCGTAGTCGTTTGGAATACTCACGACCTTGTTGTATCTGGTATAGTTCTTCGATTGCATTGAACACCCTCAATGCCGTATCATATTTCAATTCAGTCCTGTTATTCTTCGTTCTCCAGTATGTAGTATGGGATGCTCCTGCTTTATCAAAAGCATCCTCAAGTTTTACATCAGCTTTATAAGCTTTATCACTTACTAATTGTAGATACGACTTCATGATTGCAGTTATGCAATCTGATCCTCTTCAGTGTCAAGGCCTTTTGTATTCCAGCCAAGACCACAGCATCGAGGGCAAGGGACATTAACTTCTACAAAGTTAAACTCTTGAAAGCCCTTGAAGTATCCTTCACCATCGCAGTGATCACAGTCCTCATACTCCCTGCTGAAAGACATTTAACTGAGTCCACATATTTGACTTCATTGCTTTGGCAATTTCTTGTTCACGATTGTGGCGTTGAACATGGGGTGTTCGTGCATCGTTAGTATGAGTGGCCCAGTAAGTAAGGCAATTGTATAATGCCCACTGATTATTGCCGAGTTGTTTTGTTTCATTCTCCCAGATACGCAACAGGTTTTCCATTTGCTTTTGGTTCACGTTGTCAACAGATTGTTGTCTACTAAAACCTTTAGCTATTGTTTTCTTGAAGAATATCTCAGCATAATCGTTTGAGATTTTACGCTTCATCCACTTCTGCCATTCATCTTTGCGTGTATGAAAATGCTCAGCACCTTTCTGTATCTTAGCAGCAGAGCCATCAACATTAAGAAACGTTGTGTGCTTGTATCTGCTACGAGCTACAGCATTAGGTGTTGTGCAACCATTGAGACACCACAAACGCAATGCATCGAAGGACTGAAAGAAACTCCAGCTTTGATCATAGCTGTTAGTAAATACTATTCTGGCTTGAACAATGTCACCGACCTTTGGTTGTATTGTAAGGTCTGGAAAGATTAGTTCACCACGCATCTTACGACCATTCTCAAAGACACTGATAGATGGCTCTTTGTAATCAGTAGTAATGTCTGATTGCTTTACTGCATCCATAATAGAATTAACTACATCGTCATGTGGTACTAGCTTATAACGTGAGCCATGATGTCCAAGCACAGCATTAGTATCTGTTCGAATAACTTGGAATGCATCAGGCTCTGGATCACCAGTGACTGCGTTAGGTGTTGGCATCATTTCAACTGGGAAATCCCAATCATTTATCTTTGACATCATGTTCATTTACACCTCTTACCATTTCGTTTATCTTTATAGCTTCTACTTGTAGCTGCTTTGCAAACTCTCTAACAAAATAGTGTTCAGTTTTTTCCAATCTGTTTTTGATTTCTTGATCTTGAAAAAAGTTTGACAAGTCGATGAGATCCCTAACAGGCAATGTCAGTTTTACTGGTATAGTGTCAGAGTCAATAGTGGTTCTAATTTTCATAATAGTTCTCCGTGTTTATGTACTGCGTATAAGCAATACTATTTTTAATTAAAAAACTTTGCAAGCATTAAACTTACAAAGCTTGGGCAATGTCGCATGACATTCCCCTTTCGCCAGAAGCAAAGCGTCTTGAGCAGAGTTGCCCCCTTGCGGTTACTAGCTTGGTAAGCAGTTTATACACTTGCTTAGGTGTAAGTAGCCACTATGCGGCAGCTACTCGTCTTGCTTCGATAGCAGCAAGCTTATTTTGTTGCTCTTTGTTTAATTGCTTTGGTCTAGAAGTAGTGGGTGCATCGTAATCTTGCCCAGTATATTCTGTAAACCAAGCTTTATACACGTCAGCAACATGATCAAAAGCTATAGCTTCATCATCTAACTTTGGGGCAAGATACTCATATCTATCTTTAGCTTGATAATATTTATCACTTTGTACTGTAGCAACTTTATCGTTGTTATCGTAACTAACGTAAGCCATCATTTCAGCGTACATTTTTTCGATATAGGATCGTTTGTTTCTCGCTGCGTAGATTGGAACGTTTGTTAACGTTCTAGCTACATCAGTAATAAACTTGTCGTTAGCAACTTGTCCAGTTACATCATTATGTGTAGTTACAGTATAGTTAGCTAGTTTATCTAGCGATACATTTATGTTTTCAACTTTAGCCATTTTGTTCTCCATGTTTTACTAAATTGCGAAGGATCAGCCCTTCGTACCGCCCAATATCATAGAGCATAAACCGCACTTGCGGCTCCGAGCTACGCACCCGCTTGCGGGCCTGACCCCCTTGTGGGGTTGCGAAGCTTTTCTGCCTATGATTTGGATCAGTGGTCGAAGGGTGCAATCCGAGCTATTAGTCAAACGTGGTCAGGACACAATGCTAAGTTGTG